CCATCGCCATAGCCATCGCCAAAAAAGAAATCTTCTACTTCGCCCATAATTTAGCATCCGTATCAATTGTATAGATAACTGCTTGAGCATTAAATCGAACAACACCATTGCTTGGGTCTAGCTTGGTATTTTCGGTAGGCCCATTTTCAGCGAGTTCTCCTAATCCTCTTGTAGTACCCCACCGTCGAATAACATTTGCATTTTTGAGCGTGCAGGAATCGTCTACTTGCTCAAACTCACCAACTAGAACATTGCCCCGTGGTAACACGATGATGCGGTAGTCTGAGACGTTTGTTTTTTAAGTGCCATTGTATTCTCCCTCATTTTAATAAATACGGATAATATATAAAACGCTAACGCAATATTACCATAATTAACCCATTTTCTCCATGAGAAGGCCCCGGCGATCGGCAAAGTCGAAATATACCAGCTCCTCAATATCCCAAGAGAGAGCCTCATTTTTTTTCTTAAATTCCCAACTACGTATGCGGGGAAAATCCGATTTATATGGGTTATAGATGATTACGTGGTTACTGGCCACTGCTTCCTTATAGTTTATTTCTGGATAGGTTATTTCTGGTGTTACCCATTGCGGGCCAATACTGTCAACCTTCAGGACATCACCAGGCGCACCAGTTGTTGGCGCGGCCTTCTCTTTCTCCTCCCGTAACGTGGTGGGTGTGACCACTACAGTTTTGTTGGCAGGGGGATCATTTTCTGGGTGCAAATAGAGTGATTTTAAGCGTGGCAGATCGCCAAAAATTGGGTTTCCTTCGCCATCAGATAAAATTGATTCTACAAATGGCAGCGGTGGGCTTCCATAATAAAACCGCCAAAACTTGCTATCTGTGGCCTGATCATGGAAATAGTATTGCCATCTGATACTGATAGATTGATTGTCCTCTGATGGCGTAAATAGAAGACGCCAGACCTTCCCATATCGATCGACCATGAGCATGCCATTCATGGCACTAATTAAATCTCGTTTAGCATTGGCAGCCAGTGGATGATGGTGTGGGTTTTTCATCTTTAAATCCTTAAGAAAAATGCCCCACCCGCTACAGGCGGGGCAAACGGATAGAGAGGGTAGTTGTTGTGTTTAAACTTCCAAGGTATCAGCAAACGTCATGCGGTCACTACCGATTATGAAATGACTCCATCGATACAACTGTCTACACCTAATCTGTATTGATGGATGGTTCCGAATAGAAGCAATGACCCCGGGAAATGTGTAGGAGTACCGGGTAGCAAGAAAATAAGGAACTGTAATCGGGAATCCGGGCGGAACCAGCGGGTCATCTGGTTCCAACATTTTGCTCAAGTGGCGGAATTTGATAGACGCTCCCGTGATATCCGGGTGGTCCTGAAGAGACCCAAAGGACCGTGAGGGTTCAAGTCCCTCGTTGAGTAATCCGGTTTGAAATCGGTTGGCCCGATTTTGGCGCTGGAAAGCGAGACGCCCTCCCATAAAGGGGGCGTTTTGTGTTACAATTATTCAGAAATATAAGTTTCTTCGACTCTCTATCCTAACTCCGACCATACTATATAATGTAGTGCGGAAGGAGTTTTTTATATGGCCGATACAAACATTGAAGAGTTAATGCAGAATTGTATCTACGCTGCGAACTTGGATAAAGATCAAGCGCTGGAAATCTTTTGCGCCAACTTTGAACACCCAAATGAGGTGGATAAGCGCAGGTTCCGAAATTACGCGCGCAAGTTGTATGAACGGGTAGTGTCGCGCAGTAATCTTCGCCCGGCACTGGCCGCCGAGTTTTTGTCAATGAACCGGCGCGTATTGGAAGCAATGTATCAACAGGGATTAACCACTGGAAATTGGAGTGACTACATACGCTTTGCCACAGTGATGAATAAGACTTGCGGATTTGACAATCCTAAGATGGAAGCTACTATTAATCATAACAACTTGAATGTTTCTCCGCAGGAATTGATGCAGAGAGTGGCGCAGCGTGGACAAGTACTTGCACAACTTACTACTGGAGCAGGATCAGGATCTCCAGTTGCTGGAACAATTGAAGTCCCAGGATCCAACAATTCTGTTCAGACCGCATGAAAAACAGCAATTAGTTTGTAATTCCCCCAGCAAATACATCTGGGTATTTGGGGGAAACCGTAGTGGTAAAACAGAAATTTGCACTTACGAAACCAAGCGAATGCTGGAGGGGACGCACCCAGTACGTAGTCTTTCGCGCCGGTGGGATGGAAATCCCTGGCTAATTTGGCTTTGTTCTCAGGATGGGGAGACCCAGCGTGACGTTTTACAAAAGAAGTGGGATAAAACCATCCCAAAATCTTGGATTATCAGCCAGCCGCAACGTGCCGGGGAGTATGTTCGCACTGAGTTAATGATACCCAACGTGCAGTACGGCATGGTCAAAGCTGAAGTGGCGTGGAAAACTTACGATTCAAAGGATGAGACCTTCGAAGGTGCCTCTGTGGATTTGGTGTTAGGGGACGAAGAACCCCCCAAAACCAAGTATGAAGGGATCATGGCCCGTCTTTTTGACTCCGGGGCATGGGGTAATGGCTTCTTCATGTGTGGTATGACCCCAGTTAAAGGTGAAGGTTGGACAATTACCGAGATTTTAGACCCCTACAAAGACGGTAAACTGCCTCATATTTTCGTAGTGGAGATGTCCACCTATGACAATGCTGTCAATTTGGGAGGTGTTGAACGGGTAAAGGAGTTTGAATTGAGCATACCCGAAGAAGCCAGACCTGCTCGCATCTACGGCATCGGTTTTGCCCGAGAAGGCTATGTTTTAAACACATTTAAGGACGAACTTTACCCAAATGGTCATGTTTTAATGCCATTTAAGCCAGATTGGTCTGCGTTTTGTCCATTTGAGAGTATTGATTATGGGTTTTCTGTGCCCACTTCCATAGGATTCTATGCGGTGGACTCCAAAAACACCATCTATAAGTATGATGAGATCTACGTGCGGGGCCATACCGTGCCGGAACTGAAGTCCCTTATCTACAAAAAGCGTCGGGAATATGGGTACGATAAGCCCATTATCACCCTGATCGACCCTTCCAGCGCTAGAACAGAGAGTAATGGAAAGAGGATCATCGACCAGTTCAGTTCTAAGGAGCAGAACGTTTGGGTGGGGGCTGGCAAAGAACCAACCAATGCCCATATGCTTAACTTGTACAAAAAATGGCAAGCTGGGAAGATTAGTTGGAAAGCATACCAGGACACGAAGGCAGAATTTGAGAAGAAAGAAGGCTATGCTTCCTACCCTGTTGGGTGTGCACCGGCCGACAACCGTCGGGAACAAGGGTGGGATTTGTTTAATGAGTATTTGACTTTTGATAAGAATACAAATCTCCCGAGATTTTTCATTACCAAAAATTGCGTTGAAAGTCGGCGGGAGATGATGCGGCTGAAATGGAAGAAAACGAAGGACGGTAGCCCCAGTAAAAACAACGAAGTCAGTGGTGATGATCACGCTTGCGACGAGGGACGCTATATGTGTTCCTTCAAACCTATGTATAATAAGTCTTGGTTCCGCAGATTAGCCAGAAGTATCACGAGCACAAGAAACGGATCGAGTAGCATACGTGTACGAAGCATTTAATCCAGCACCTACAGTGTATGGTCAGCCCACACAGGACATCCAAACTCTGAACTTTTTGCTTGGTTTGTATGACCATGCACAGAAGCACAGAAAGCCTATGGAGGATCGGTGGCGACGAAACTATGAGTTTTACTATGGTGTGGACCAAATGGTTAAGAAAGCTCCGCACCAGAGTAAGTTATTCATCCCGAGACCTTACTTGGTGGTCAATACCAAAACTCCTAAGATGGTCAAATCGCTTTTGGCCAAAGACCCTATTTTTAGGGTGTTGCCTGTTAGCAAAGATGATGAGATTAAAGCCCGTGTAAGTAGTGAGTTACTCACCTATCAACTCCGAAACCAGGAAAATGGGTTTAAGGAAATGGTGTTGTGGTTTAAGGATAGCCACATTTATGGGGGAAGTATTGCTAAATCTGGATGGGAGTACTCGGCCGAACTCGCCACCCGACGTGAGATGGGTCCAGCTATGGTGGATCCGTTCACAATGGCAATGACCCAGCAAGAAATGGTAACGCAGGAGTGGATTACCACGGCAGACCGGCCTATATTCAAAAACGTGGACATCGGGGAAATTTACCCGGATCCATACGCAGATAGTATTGAGTCTTGTAACTTTATCATTCACCGAATGATGTGCCCGTTGGTCAAGTTAAAGAAGTATCAGCAGTACGGGCTTTATAAAAATGTGGATTTGATTCAAGAGTCCAACATCAACGAGTGGTCATACGAGTTTTCTCAGCGTAGATTTAGCACTAAAGGTATTGATACCCCGGATACCACTCCATTTCGGGAATACAATCTGGTGGAAGTATTGGAGTGTTGGTGGACTCGGGAGGATGGTCAACGTCAGAAGACCACGATTGCCAATAAAAACACCATTATCCAAGATATTCCATTCCCGTATTGGCACTACCGGTGGCCGTTCTATCTCCTGCAGAATGACCCCATGACCAAGGAATTTTGGTCTCAGGGTGAGATTGACCCCATTGTGGACTTGGTTCGGGAGTTGAATGACCTTCGCAACCAGCAAAACGATAACCGAAATCAATTCCTGAAAGCATTTTGGGTGGTGTCCAAGAATGCCAATGTGGATTTGGATGAATTAGAGTCTATGCCACCCGGCGGCATACTAGAAGTCACTGGTGATCCCAACATGGCGTTGAATATCATACGCCCACCCCAATTGGATGCAGTGACTGCTAACTATGAGCAAAAAATTGACGGGGACATCCAAGTCACTACTGGCGCCAATGACATTAGTTTTGGTTCTCCTGTCCGAGGCCAAGTAAGGACCGCCACCACGGGCTCACTTATGCAGGAAGCTACCGATACTCGGTATGGTTTGACTTCCTTATTGTATCTAGAACAATTACGCAAGCTAGGTAAAGACTGGTTAGCATTGAATCAACAGTATATGAGGGCTCCCGTCGCCATCAAAATTTTGGGGGAAGACGGGATCATGATGGATTGGCAGGCGACTCCTTATGACATTCCTCGTCAGTTTGATCTCTACGTTGCTCACAGCGGAGAGTGGGTGGCGGATAAAGATGTTCGTCGTCAACAGATGCTGCAGTTATTTAGCATCGGCGCGAACATCCCCGGATTTGTCGCAGGTGAATACTTCAAGAAAATTCTGTATGAGTTTGACGAGAAGAATCCTGAGTTTTATATGGAAGGCAGATATGTGGTGCCAACGCCACTCATCATGCAGCAGATGGGTATACAGCCCAATGACACACTCTCTTCGTATAAGGAACAAATTGGAGGACTCCTCGGGGGTGGCACTCAGGGATCTCCTCAACTAATCGAATCCAAAGCAGATGTCCTACAAGAGGTGCCGTATGGACGCTGATAGACTGAATCAAAAAATTGCAGTAGCACACCAGTGGAAAGCCTTTTTTGAGTCCTTTGTGGGCAAAGATATTTCCACTTACATTAATAACCAATGGGCGCAAGACATGCAGCGTTTTGTGCATGCTACTACTGCGGATGAACGTGCTATTTTGCAGGGACGAGTCCAGGTGTATGCTGAATTTATGGATTTATTCCGAAACCGAATCGAGGCCGGAGCAAAAGCAGAACAGTTATTGGCAAACAAAACTCAATAATGTACTATTCAATTAGAGAAGGATGAGCACATAATGGGCGCACAACCAACAGCAGTCCCCCCACAACAAAGTTTTACCCCTCCGACTACGCCGCCGCAACAAAATACTGGCCCTGTTTTACAGCAGCCAAGTATCCCTCAAGTACCCGCGCAGCCGGTATATTCTCCTGCGCCTGAGTATGTACCGGGTGCGTTCGAGGGAACTTACCAACTTCCTCCTTTTCAGCAGGCTGCAGTTCCTGCCCAACAACCCAATACCTTACCTGCCGGTCAGCCGAACGCTCAGTCGAGCTTTGAACAACAACTTGCGGCATTGACCCAGCAGGTAAGTCAATTGGGTCAGGTGCCACAACAGCAGCAAAGCAATCCAGAGTTGCAACAGTTGCTTCAATTAATGAAGCAACAATACCAACGTCAAAATGACCCCGGTTATCTCGACATGGATTATAACCAATTCATTAGCGTGGTGAATGGGGATGCCGAAGCTGGGAAACCTTCCCAACTACAAGCAGTGTTAAAATATGTCCACGAACGAGCCGTACAGGAAGCGCTAGATAAGTTCCGGCAGGAGTATGCTCCACTTGAAGGTCAATTGGAAGCTACTCGCAGACAGCTTGGAATGATTATGGCGGCATCCGAGGTGCGACGCCTTGAAGAAAGCTACAAGACGCAAGATCCCTATTTCTCTGAAAATATGCACGAAGCAGGGAAATTTTTGGCGTCTGATATTGGCCAGAAACTGATTGCAGAGAATCCAGAGGTGGCCAATAACTCTATTGAGTATGCATATCGTCTCCAGGTCGCAAAGCGACTGGGTGACCCTGCGTTTCAACAGAGACTCGCACAGCAGGTGAATCAACAGATTCAGCCCCAGCAACAGCAACCAGATTTATACAAAATGCAAGGCGGATTTGCTCCCGGCGCTCAAATGGCGCAAGCCCCGGCGGCTCAACAACCTGCTATCACCAATGGTCAGTATGGTGGACCGGCCAGTCCTGAAACCGACCAAAACGTGGTGGCTCGTATTATGAGTTTCAGTCACATGATATAGGAGCATTAAATAAATGGCTTTAACGTACCCTCCGTTTAACAGTACCAACTTCCCCACTGCGTCCGACCATAAGGTACGTGACGTATCGACCTCCATTGATTGGCTTGGCCCTCGCTTTGCCCAGTTGATGTTGCTATCGCTGCAACCGTCTGCCCCCTCTTGGATGAGTGGTGCTTATGGTAACCAGGAGCCCGGCGCCCGTCGGTTCAGCCTGCGCAGCCGTACCGTAACCAACTGGAAATATGAGTGGATTGAGGACACCAACAAGTCGTCTTCGACTCAGGTAAACAATGGTGGCGGCTACAACAACAGCGCCACTGATATTATTGTGGATGATTCAACGATTTTTCAGATTAATGACATTATCGATGTTATCTCCACTGGCGAAATTCTGATGGTAACGGCTAATAACACCGGTACCAACACTATCACCGTTACCCGTTCTTGGGGCGCCACAGCGGCTGCTTCTATTGCGGATAACGCTGTGTTGCTTCGCATTGGTAACGCTTTCTCGGAAGCGGGCGCACTACAGGTTCAACCCCAGAGTGGTGCCACCTTTAAGTACAACTACATTCAAGACACCCGCACCGCTTTTGCTGTGACGCATGCTTTGAATACTTATGAGTTGTACGGTATTTCCGATTACAAGTCGTACCAACGCATGAAACACTTGCGTGACCACTACGAGAATCTGGAACGCACTTTGCTATTTGGTGAGCGGAATGCTGGGACTTCGGCATTGTCCGATGGTTCCCCGCAGTACTCCACTGGCGGTCTGTTGGAATTCATGACCTCCAACGTGTTAGCCGTGGGCGGTGCGCTTACCAAAACCACGTTCCATAACTGGTTGCGTGACTTGTTCACCTATGGCGGTCCCGAGAAAGTTATTCTCTGCTCGCCCACGGTGGCTGCTGCCATCAGTAACTTTGCAACAGATGATTCTGCTGCGCCGAAGTCCACCATGTGGATCATGAACAAAGCCACTGAATATGGCCTGAACATCATGACCTACATGACCAAATTCGGTACGGTGCATCTGGTGATTCATGGTCAACTGACTGGCTCTGTGTATGGTGGCTACGCTATCGCACTGGAACCAGATCAACTGGGTATGGCTCGCGTTCGGGGCGGCTACTACCTCTCCCTGCGCGAAGATGTCATCAAAGATGGTCGTCACGTAGAATACGACGAGTATGTCACCTACTTTGGTTTGGAAGTTAAAAATCCAGCCAAAGGTGGTGTTTTAACCGGAGTAACCGCGTAATTGTTTTGCAGGGGCGGTGTAAAAACCGCCCCATCTCTTTAAAAGGAAGTTATTATGGAACAGCAGCAAATTCAGGCGCAACCTATTCAGACCGTTAAGTTCATCTGTAACGACTGGAAGGATTTGCGCGTTCTATACAAGCGGGCGATGCCCAAATTTTATATTGATGAATTTGGTCGGCAGGTCGTAGCGCCCCCGGATCCAGATGAATACATTCAGTTTAACAATTCAGTTTTTGAGACTTCTGACCCCGAGAAAATTAATTTCTTACGGAATCACGGTCACTACACTGGATTGACGGATAAAAAAGTGATTACCGAAGCTCCCCCAGCCGATCCGTACATGGAACAACTTAAAGGTTTAATGATGACGCACGGCGCCAAGGGGATTTTGGACGCAATTACGACGGCCAATCCTGTTGCCAATACGGTACAGGCTCAGCAAGAACAGTATGAACACCACTATAACTATTATCCGCAAGGGTATGCCGTTCAGTCTAATGCTCCTTCTTATGTGGATACACAGGTGGCATAATGCCTTCATTTTCTGATATTGATCTTCGGGTAAAGTCGGAAGGTAAGGATTACCTAAACCAATATGCAGCCGAGCGAGCAATCTTCATCCAAGACACCTGCTTTCACATCTCTACCTCGCTTGACTACTATTGGCAAAAAGAAACCCTTACCCCGACAGTGCCCAGCGTCAAAACCGATTGGTTTGAGTTACATCGTAACTTTCACGCTGCCAAACTGGTTCAGTTCGGTAATCGCACTTTCACATTCATATCCGAAGAGGATTACGGTTATGAATATTATCAGGTTACTAGCTCATCCGAAGGTCGTTATCGGATTCGGTATAACAACACCAAAAACGTCTGGGAAATGGCATTAGTGAATGGTCCTCCGGCTGGCTCTCAACTGGTGGTTATCATTAAAAAGTTATTCAAAGATCCAGAGGATTTTCCGCAGGAATTCGAGGAGGCCATAGTTTGCGGCGCCGTGGCTCGGTTTGCAGAATTTTTAGAGGGTGATGATCTGGAGTTTTCACAGCAGAAGTTTAACCGATATTCCGATCTCACCAATACTCAGCATAAAAACGGCAGTAATAAGGTAGCTGGCACACCTCGTAGGACCAAGACCTACAAAGAGTTAAATGATTCCCGCTTAAATGTATATGTGGGGGAATAATGCCTGGATTAATGACCCAAGCAACTGATGTCAAGAAAAAAGAAATTCCGGTATCAGTTGAAAAATTTAAAGGCATGCAGTCAAACCGTCCAGTACAGGCGGTGGATCTGGATGCCTTTTCATACTTACTAAATATGAATTTTGTGAATGACGACGCCATTACTTCCCGCAAAGGAAGCTCGCTGCACATGAGCAATGCTGTGGTGGGGAATAAGGCAATTGTTTTTGGCACCCAATTTATTCGCAGTGGTCAAATCACAGGTAAAATTATTTTTATTACATCAGACGGCAACCTATACCAGAGAGACCAGGGCACCGGCTCGGCTCCCTCTCTAATTAGTTCTCTAACCAACACCAGCCCCACTCTTGTGGGAATGCAAATCTACAAGAACTCTCTTCACATTGCAGACGGGAAGGATTGGTTTGAGTGGGACGGGACCACTCTAACCAATAGAACTGGTGATTTACCTACAGTTGACAACCGGGGCGATATCGTAGATGTGATTGCGACTACGAGTCGCCTCTTTATTTTCACCAGCACTGGGTGGTGTTTTGCATCTGTACCCGGTTCCATTGATATGCTCACAGAAGCAAATGGTGCGCAAACGCTAGATATTGGGGTTAATGATGGCACCAAAATTATGTCTGCTGCACTATGGTCTAATACGATCGTGGTGAATAAAGGTAATGAGAGCACTTATCAGTACAGCATGCATTGGATTCGGGGTATTGGCAGCACTTCCGACCCGTTCACAGTTAAACATTTTTTGGGGGATAGGAAAAGTCCCATTGCTTTTATAGGCAGAAGTGCAGTGCAAGTTGGAACCGATATGATCGGTTTAACCCCTCTGGGGGTAACAACACTGAGTGCCATTAACAATTTTCAGGAAGCCAACGCTGATCCAGTCAGTGAGGACATTTTTAATTATATTAAGCAGATCACCTGGAGTGTGCCGCACAAGATTCAGGCTGTTTATGATTCCGAAACTAGGCAGTATTTGCTGGCTGTGCCTGCTTTTGGAGCCAGCAAATGTAACCTAATTTTTGTGTATGACACCTATAAAGACCGATGGGCCTTGTATAACAATTGGACGGTTCGGTGTTGGATTCCGAATAAAGATAAAATGCTATACGGTAACGAATCAGGACAAATGATTCAGATTAATAGCGGGGAATCTGATCTTGGCAGTGGGTATCAGAAAATAGCTGATACTGGTGATAACCCTTTTTTGTATCCAGACATTATAAAGTATTTCAAGAGTGTTGGTCTGGATATAGGACATCAAGGCAGTTACAACTTATATGTAACCCCGATCGTCAACGGGGATGCAACAAACAGCACTGCCATACCCATCATGCTCAAGTCTGGTAGTTCTTTATGGGATAAATTTATTTGGGATAAAGACCGCTGGGATGGCTCCGGGAACACCAAAGCCTCCCCTTATATTTTGGCAAGAGGTAAAACGCTGAGGCTTCGTTTCTATAATGACCAGCCAAATCAACCCTACACCATCAACTCTCTCACGTACCGAGTATATCAAAAGGATTCAGGGGCAGCTAAGGCTTAAGCCCTTTCTAGAGTCTGCGGTAAAAAACCCGGAGATTTTAGAAATCATCATCCGAAATTGCCCCAAGAAAACTTTTGAAACACTCTGCTGGTCCACCAATGGTGGGTGCAATATGGCATTTTGGTTGGGAAATAAATTTATTGGGGTCATGTTTATGGACGAAGAGAGCGATGATCACACTGCTATCTTCCATACCATATTCCCACGTGAGCTATCCGCAAGGCGATACACCCTAATGTCTTGCTTAAATGCATATATTCAGTTGTTATTCAGTCGGGGGCACCAGAAATTAGTGGCAGAATGTCCCGAACAGTATCGTATTCTGCATACCCTTTTGACTCGGGCCGGATTTGTAAAAGAGGGTCATCATCGTTTAGAATGTGTTAATGAAGATGGTTCGCGAAGTGACATGCTCCATTTTGGGCTACTGAAAGAAGATCTAGATGGGCAAAAAGAAACAACCTAAAGCTCCAAAGATTCCGATACCTACACCATCTGCGGAGGAAATCGCCCTCCAGAAAAAGCAGTTGGACTATATGGACATGATGACCAACTACGGGCAGCAGTCTATGGGCTGGGCAGCATCGGATAGAGATAAAGCAATGGGTATTTTGGATACACTCCAAAACGCACCCCAGTTGGATCCAGCTAGATTGGCTTTAATTGACCAAATAGCCAAGGCTAGCATGGATCTAGAAGCACAAGGCATCACATCGGGTAGCAATAAAGAAGTCTTTGACCGAAACAGACGGGACACTCTGGCCGGATTGGCAGACCAAGGCATTTTAAATTCTACCTTTGGCCGTCAAGCCATTGAGAATCTATACAAAGAGCAGGGTCGACAACTCGCTGACGTGTATGAACGTGGCGGGCTGAATCGCATGAACCTGGAAAATCAGTGGCTCCAAAGTGAGCAGAATAAAAACATGAACCTATTTAATACGCTGTATGGGGGTTCTGGGCAGCAAATGCAATTAGGTGGTAGCCAATTAGGAGCTGCTGCCAATACTGCAGCCTCAGTAAGTGGTCAGATGAAGTCCAATCGGATGGACGCTTACAATGCGAATGTGAGTAACCTGCAAACTGATTACATCAACAGTCTGCGTGCTAAACAAAAAAGCGGCGCAGGTGGCACTATTGGTTCTATTGGCGGAGCTGTAATTGGTGGCATTGGCGGTGCATTTTTAGGCAACCCAATGATGGGAGCAATGTTAGGTGCCGGTATCGGCGGAAGCGTAGGGAGTTTGTTTTAATGGAACCATTTAGCGCATTATTGGCTGGCCTTGGTGGCGCCGCAAAGGGTGTAATGGGGGGCATCGGTAAGGCCGGTATGGCTGCCGGTAAAGTTGGTATGGGAGCCCTAAAAGGCGGTGCTGGTTTAGCAAAAGGTGCAGCCAGTGGCATCGGCAAGGGTGCAGGTAAACTAGGTGGCATGGCTGGAAATATGATGCATATGGGTGGTGCTACTAAAGATGCTGCAGCTACCGGTCTTCCGGCTACATCTGAAATGCTAGCAGGTGATACTCTCCCCAATATGATGGGGGGAAGTGGCGGTGATGCTGGTGGAATGATGGGCGATATGGGCGGTCTGATGCAGAAGTTCTCTGGTGGAGGAGGACTGGGGGGCATTGGTAAGTTGTTAGGGGGCGGTGGACAAGACCAGGGACAAAACAACAATGCAAACCAGCAACAAGAGCTGATGAATATATTAAACATCATTGACCGTTATCGCCCGGATAACCAACAACGAGATTACGCACCTATGCTCCAACCTATGATGCAAAGTGGGGCTAGCTTGATTGGACAGCAGCCTGATCCAGTTGTTCTGCAGGCCATGATTGAAGAGTTTAAACGTCGTAATGGACCCGGAGGTAATCAACTCTAATGGGCTTTCAGAATTTATGGAGCGGCGCCGGTGGCCAATTGGCTGCCCAGCTTATGGCGCAGCCAAATCCGCAACCCGCTTTTGGCATTAAAGATGCATTCTCGGCTATGCCCAGTTTAATGCAGGCACAGGCCATGAATGAGTATCGAAAAATCCAAGCTGCAAAAACTGCCCAAGAACAAAAGATGCAGCAAATGTTAATGCAGCAAATGTTTGGCGGCGGTGGTGGGCAACAGCTAGGGCCGACCGGAAATGGGGTAGGCATCACCCCCCAGCCAGTTACCCCAGGTGCCCCCCAACAAGGCCAGATGGAACCTTGGACACCCGGAGGACCGGTTCCAAGTTCTCCTGGGTCAAATCAGGCTGCCCCCAGTGGTGTATTGGGCCTGACCCCACAACAGATGATGGCATTTAGTATTTTGTCTGGTAAAGATGCGGCTCCAATCAACACATCTTATCTAACGGGGCAGAAACAATACTATGATCAGCAAAACGCAAATGATCTTGGCAACTATTATCGTCGCCAAGGCGGTGCATATGCTGGCATGCCAGCATCTGCTTTGGGCGAAGTGGCCATGTCTAAACCCAATGAATTTGGGAACCTGGGCACTGAATCAGATAAACAAATTCTAAGCCAGAAAATAGCAGCCAATCCCGATGCCTACTATCAGGCGTGGGACAATGTAATGAACCCAGATCCAAAAGCAAAGGCCGCCTCTATTGCCGCGTTTCGTTCCGCTGGGATGACCCCAGACCAAGCAGAGCAGGAATTTTTGGTGCAGAGTGCCACCCAGTTGGCACAGACAATGAATAAGATTGATCCTACTGTGGGCGCCATTGTCGCTCGCACTTTGGGGGATAACCCTATTGAAGGGCTACAAAAGTTACATAAAGTGGCTACCGAAATTCATAAAGACCAACAACTGGCCGATGTGGTGTATCCAGCACAGGCTGAGTTCTATAATTCTGGAGTACCGTTGCGCACCGCCCAAATTGGCAATTTGAATGAGAGAACAAAGGTTATCCCACAACAGGTTGCTATCCAACAACAGAACGCAAACACCAATGCCCAGCGAGCCAATAACCAAGCTAAAGCTCAGGAGCAAGCTGGACAGGCGGCTTTTTTCTCTGCCCAGCAAAAGAAATTTAGCAATCAAATTTCCGATATTGATCGCAGAATAAAAGATGTTTCAGGTTCCACTACATTGTCTGTGCAGGAACGCGAACGGCAGTTAAATCAACTCCGGGCGCAACGGGATAATCTGGCCAGACAAAGAGATGGGGCTACAGACGGTGTGGCTTCTGCTAAAGGCGGTGGAACACCTGCTCCGCTTCCTAAGAATGTAGATTCGGGTGGCGGTGAGTCTTTGGATTCGTTAATTCAAGGCTTAGATAGTGACATTCAAGCAATCCGTAATATTCGCGGCAAGGCACAACCACGTTAATGAGTAAACCATTATTTGGGCAGATCACCAAGTATGAGCTGGCGGCTCCTGATGTGCAGTTTGAAGGAACTGCTGATCAGGCTAACCAAGAACGAGTCGCTGCTCTGGATGCAGCAAATAGTTTGTGGCAAAAAATTAGTAAAATAAAATCACATCCAGACTATGAAAAATATATGGGACAGTTGGGGCCAAAGGTAGATGAACTACAGTCTGAACTAGATGGGATGACACAAGACTTTGCTTTGACCCCCACCACAGATGAGACTGGCAACCAAACGGGATACGATTTCAAGGCTCCTGATTGGGGCGCTGCAAACCGAGAAATAGCGGGCAAGATGGTACAAGGACTAGCTGCTCCATTTTTGGATGCTGCTTCCGCTGTGGGGAATACCTTTGCAGACCAATATAAAAACGCTACTGGCGGAGGCACTAACTTGGCCCCCCAGAATTTTGGCACACAAGCTTTAAATTTTGGTAAAGCGGCTTTTGGCACAGCGAACAATTTAGTATTTGAACCGGTGGGTAGGTTCTTCACCCACCCCAGAGAGGCTTCTATTGCAATCGGAGAGAACTTACAGCAGGGTATCGAATCGGTCCCGCAAAGTTTATACAACATGTACGCGGAATACAATAATGTTGCCAATAATTATCATACTACCGATTACATGACCAAGTTTGGTCTGGGGGATTTGGGGGATGCGACGGCAAACTACTTGATGACCAACCTGGGGCGATCTACTCCCCAAGACATGCGGTCGTACCAAAACTATTCAGCCGCCCAAAATACAGATGAGCGTCGGGCGGTGGCGAACGAGATCCTACACAAACAGGGACTCGTAAAAGCTACCGGAGATTTGTTACCCTTTATTGCTGGTGCTGGTGCAGTTGGAAAGGGGCTAGATGCCGTAAAAGGATTAGAACTAGTGGCAGGTACTGTTAAGTCTCAGTTACCTAAGCTAGCTACCCGTGCTCTTGCCCAGGGAGCAGTGCAAGGTGGTATCGGTTACGTGGCAGCAAACCCACAACATGGAACTACGGATCAGCGTATTCAAGAGCGTGCCAACATGGCAGGATACGCAGGGGCACTGACTGCTCCGTTGGAATTGGGATCGGATGCACTAAAAGTTTTGTCACTGAATAAAAAAGTCCCTAATTTAAGTTTGGGGAAACCAAAGGAAGTTAACAAACCAAACTTATCTGCATTGAAAGATTTTGAGGCCACCCAAAATACAAAGCTGATTGAGGATTTGAAAACAGGTGAATTACCATCAATGCAAGCGGAGGCAGAGGCTGTCTCCAAAGTTAAAAAACGAGTACGCAAAGCTGCTGCCAAGAAACCTACAAAAGACGCAGCGAAAGCAGTTACTGACAAACTTGATGCTGCTCGAAAAGATGGAATTGAGATCCCAAAAACCACCGCAGAGGAAACCCTTGAACGCACAGCAGATAAGCCAATGGCGCCGGATGAAGTTGGCAAACGCGAAATGGTGGATGCTGTAGATGAACCGGTAGGTGGGAATAACCCCAAAGCCACCCCGGCTCAGAACGATAATACCCTTATCCAACAACAAAAGCAGAATGCTAAATTTAAAGAGGAAAAAGCCGTTGAGGCTGCTTATGGTGCAGATGAAGAGACGGCCAAGCGCGTGGTTAAAGAATCTGATCCAGAGGACCGTATTACTATTGTTGACATGTGGTCATCCAAAATTGGTTTTATCCCCAAGTTAGCCAAGGATAACATGGGAGCAGCGTGGCGTGGATTTTGGGGAAAAGTGGCCGAGGCAGCCAATAGCAAAATTTCCACTATTAAATCATCTAATAAATTTGCTAACGAGATGTCCGCAAAGTGGCGTACCAAATGGGGTGAGGCTGCTGTTGAAAGTGTAAACAACGGTCGATATCGCCGGTGGGCTGAAGGCGGCTTGGGTCCGACAGAACTTAAGGGAAACGAGGCCAAGGCTTTTAGCCAACTTAAAGCAGTGTACCGGGCATACAACAAAAAGATTCTCAAACCGCTCTTGTCTGGGACTGGGGTGGATATCACCAAAGTGGACCCAGATTATTTTACCCAAGCCAGTACTGGGAAGTATGAGTTCACGATGGAACTCAATAAACAAGAAGCAGACGCCCTGAAAAAATCGGGGCTAACGGTATTCCAAGATTTTGATATTGATCCTATGACAAAACAACCAATACCCAAAGACAGGTGGCTAGCTGTCATGGGTTATGGGGACTCTGTGGCCGACATTGTTAAAAAACTGAAAGACGGGAAGGAATATTATTCTTGGAGATTCCCGCAGTTGTTTAACAACGGTGAATTAAATATGGGTTTGTTCCAGTCCAAAAATGGGCTGTCTAAAATTCGGCAACAGACCAATGACTTTAAGATGCTTATTAATGGCGAAGACGTGGGTAAGCTGAATGAAATTTCAGCCGCCCGGATTAAGGAAAACCTTATTGCTAAGGGCTACTCAAAGACGGATGCCAATAAAATTATCCAGGCTGCCACTGATGGAAACTGGTCATCGGTAAGCTCCGACAAAAAACTATACTCAGCTTTCGTGGGTTCACTGCAGGGCAAAAAAGGTGAGATGGCTAAGATTGTTGGGAACGTAAACCCCATCGAAGCTGGACGCCAACAGGCCATTCATTTGGCCAAAAAAGTGGAGCGCGACACTGTGGTAAACATGGTGCGCAACGCTCGCACGCGAGTAACCAACCAAATTAAAGATTTGGGCGAAACTAAAGCGACCAGTAACGGACTAGCAGATCAGGCTGCTGCCACCGCAGGTGACTGGAAACAGCGCAAGCTGGAATACACCCTAGAGGTTTTGAAACAAGAAGAGGAGCGCGTTCGAGGGGTGCCGACGGCATTAGATAAGGGATTGCAGTATTTAGCCGAGACCACTTTGGAACGTGCAAATCAAACACTCTACAAGCTGACTGGTCGTACTGGTGTTATTCCAACAGAAAAAGCATTCCGGGTTGCCAATAAACTGCACTCGAATGCGGTAGCACTGTTTGCTACAACCAAGTTGATGTTGAATGCTCCAGCAGGCGCTATCAATTACGCCCAAGCAACCATGCAGGCTCTTTCCATTGCTCAGCGCGACGGTAACGTAGGAGCCATGATTTCGGGTGGTGTAGATGATTTTGTCCAACAACTCGCTGGCATTAAGCGGGATCCAATGGGATTGTTTAAGGGCAAGGGATTCTTTGACACCTTGGACCGCATGCGCAATGACAAATGGTATGGTGAGTTATACGTAGATCTCATTGGATACGATCCCCACTTAGACTCCGCATTTAGCAACCAGCGCGCTGGGATTGTAAATAAGGGTGGTCGACTGGTTACGAACACTTTGATGGCGCCTTACTCCCTTCTCACGCACGGTGGGACCATGCAGGCTTTTGCAATGGGGGAATGGATTGCTAAATCCAGAGGTCTGGTCCCAGGCACCAAAGAATTTGCGGATGAGGTGTACCGTTACGTTTCCAATGCTGGTCTTATCCGAGTGGAACAAGCAACTCGATTAACCGGCGACTCTACTTTTAGGAACTTAGCTTCCCTGCAATCTTTTGTATTGAGTATGGCTCATTGGCAAGCTGATGCGGTGGCTCAAACAGTAGGGAACCCAAAACTGGGTAGGAATTGGTTATACCTCAGCACTGCTGCGGGTGGACCCGCTTTATTGGCTGGTGCGTACGGAAGCCCCATAGCACAAGTTCCTTTACAGATGTATAACGGACTGGCGGGCTTGTATAATGCGAATAATGAAGGAATGGATTTACCATCGCTTTCTATCGATAGCCTGAAAGTGCAAGCAGCTAATGCAAAAGACAGTGCTGTTAAAGTGAATGCGAATGATAAAATGTCACTCACAGACAAAGCACTCGCCAATTTTAATGCCGGTGTGTGGGGTGTGGCAGCGGGCGGCATACCTTATTTATTCGGCGTAGATGTCAGCAACTTGCAAATTGACACAGGTCGCATGCTGGGAAGCAATGTATTACAAGGGGGCGCCATTGGCTCTATATCACTGCCCGGTATGCAATACTTGTCAGAGATTCGCAACGCTACCTTGGCGGCGGGACACGCCGCCGAAATGAATCCCAAAGACCCAGATGCCTATTGGCGGGTATTTGGTGATTATATGAAAGACAAAACAGACGAGTTTATGCGTTCCCAAGTGACCGCCTATAACCGAGCCAGAACCACAGAGGACATTATTAAAACAGGCAAGGTCATAAACCGAAACAGTGAAGTAACCTATACTGTGCCAAAAGGGCAGGTAGCAGCTAGTGCGACGCTGCACTCTCTTGGCTTTAACACAGTAGACGAGGCTACTGAAAAGTCCACTGCGGCCGTGGCCAGAGAACAAATTGATGCGGCCAAAAAAGAAACGAACGGACCAGAACGGGCCGCCGCAAAGGCATACATGGATGGCAATAAACAACTTGGGGATGCAGTGGTAGAAACTATCCGTAAATCCTCCGGGAAATCAGTGGAACAGGTTTTGCAGAGTGTAGCTAGTGAACGCAAAAAGATGGAGACCAGTAAAATGGACCGTCTCCGTTCAGACACTTTTGGCAATCCAAACAGCGCCACCAGTTTGTTGATGCAGATGAAGCATCCTGATAGTTTTTCTCAAATTTGGCCTCAATACTTAATTGACATTTCAAACAAAGAAGAAGCCGCTGCAATGGCTGAGGTGGAAGCCGCTCGTCAGCAGGAAATTGATGCCGCTAAGGCAGAAGGTCGGTTACAAGGGCAAAATGAGATTATGGACACGATGCCCATCCAAGATGATACAATTCAAACAGATAGCGCAGAGGTACAACAGTAATGCCAGTATCGACTCGGTTTGAGAATCCAAGCCCGCCTTTGTATGTGGAGGAGCCGTCAAGTTCTGCACGTACCAATTTGGTGGAATCCAGTACATTTGAAGCATTAAACTACTTAGACGACGATATAGACCGTCTAGAGAATGTTCTTGGCATTACAGCCGATGCCACTACTGTGGACTGGCAAAGCACAAATTACATTGATCCGGGCATGACGGTACAGGAAGCTATCGAAGCGCTGGATGGAGGCGGTGTCAGCTCCAACGTAGTCAACCAGACCAGACCCACTGGGAGCGGTACAATCTACACCAGCAATGATAATCTCACATTCACTGTGGATGCCAGTACGGATGTCATTACGGGTAACAGTCATGGTCTGACCACTGCCCAGCCTTTTCGTATTAAAAACAGCGGCGGCTCTGTGCCGGGAGGATTAAGTGCGTCTACCACTTATTACGCTGGCACAATTACAACCAACACTTGGAAAGCCTACCCCACAGCAAATGACGCGAACCTTGGAACCAATGCGGTCAATATTACCTCCACCGGAAGCGGAACGCACTCCCTTAACGGGTCAGTTATCTTTGGATCCGGCACCGCTTTTACGACTGATCTGGACAACACTGCATACATTCAACTGGATTCGCTAACCACTAAAACCTACGGTGTGTCTTCGGTAGATTCCGCCACCCAAGTTACACTGTCTTCTCCTACCACTCAAACCAGTAATTCTGGAACCTGGAAACGGCTAAATAACGTTCGAGATGTGGCCGTGTTCACCGCTTTGCCGCAACTACAGTCAGACGCTACTTTAAATGCCCAGCCTGTTCGCTTGAGTCAATTTGATGCACTGGAGGCAAAACATCTTGTCTCTAGGAATACTTTGTACGAAACCAAAGTCAAATACACCAATGCATCCACTGTCACTCTAAAAGCAGGTTTAGCCGCCAGGAATGGTAGCTACACAATTCAGTTAGCTTCGGATCAAACGTTGGTGCTGTCCACGTCTGGGGCTGGTGGATTAGATACTGGTAGTGAGGCCAATAGCACTCATTACTACATGTACCTAATTGCAAATGATGATTTTACGTCCATTTCTGCTGTGTTTTCCACAGTAAATGAAGCCGTATCTGGTTCTATCACTCTGCCATCTGGGTACACCAAAAAAGCACAACTACCGCCTTCGGTTCGGAATGACGCTAGCGGCAACATTTTGCCGTTTGATATTCTGCCCGGCGGATTGGTGATGTTTAGAGAAGCTACCAGTGCAACTCCTTATTTGGCCCTAACTGGTGGTGTAGACACTACATTTACTGCGGTTAGTTTAACATCCACAATTCCTGCCAATGCTCGGGGGGCTTTATTGCTCCTAAAAGCAAGCCGAGTGAGTGACACTCAGCCAATCACAGTACGCCCCACTGGTGCTTCTGGGAATGGATGGATTCCACAACTATGTGGTGTGACCTCATCCAGCATTAGTTGTGTGTTTATTATGCCCTTGAACGCTAGCCAGCAGTTTGATTACAAAACTGGGTCATCTGGCCAAACTGCTGATTTTACGGTGCTTGGGTTCTTTATTTCGGAGATTTGATATGGATTACCGCTACGTGTGCAGAAAAGATGACCCTTCTGTTATTAAAATGGGGGGATACGTCGAATCCTGGGAAGGCAAGTTTGATAGTGATGTGTATATGGAAGTAGAAGGACCGTGGCCATCGGACGGGATTCGTGAAAAGACAGTGGCAGATTTGTTACCGGAAGTAGAAAAAGCGTTTGAAGAGTTTCTCATTCCTGCTATACCGGTGCCAATTAGAAGCGCACTTCGTATTTCTCAAGCTGGCATACGGGAGTCGCTGGCTGCTGGGGATTTAGAATCAGCAGTGTATCTGGTAAACGAGGCCAATCTATCTGATTTTGAGTACTTTCGTACCCAACTGTTGAATGTTTTAAACAGTCAGGGAGTATCGTGATGGGAGCAGCGCGATAATTAAAATGCAGGTATCTTATGAGCGGCTAGCAGAAGAGGCAATCGTAGCGGTTGTCTCTGCTTTTGTTTCTATGGTTTGGTTTGCTTCAAGGGCCATTCGGGATATGGAAAAATCAAGCTGGAGAAAAATTATTGGAGCGTGCTTGTTTTCTGGCACCACTGCCTTTGTAGCAAGTTTTATGTTTCAAACTATGGGCATGGATGCAGTGTGGGCTGGTGGACTTGGAGCAAGCGTTGGCACAATGGGCGAAAAGGGATTTACCTATTTGGTTCGTAATTATTTACCGGGCAATAAGGATGAGTAATGTCTTCAGTTGGGCCAAATTCTGCAACGAACTGCCCGAACACCGCTGCGGGTGATTTTGAGTGGGATAACTTTGGCGTAACGGGCATTCTTGAATTTAGAGATGCTGCAGATGGGTATTCAGCATCTGCTTTTGCGTTTACTGGAGGGGGGCAAACAGTACAAACAAATACTTTAAATGCTAGAGGGTTTGGGTTCAGTATTCCAGCAGGTGCAACCATTGATGGTGTTGTTGTAAATATCGGTAAATTTGAAGATGTTTATGACCCAACAAAATACGTGACCACTGACGTTACCGTAAAGCTATTCAATGGTACGGCTCAAGTTGGAAGTAATAAAGCGTCAGCAACGGCATGGCCAGATTACGCAACCTATACCGCATCCGCACCATCTTATACTACATATACTACCTACGGTGGTTCTACAGATGATTGGGGGGCTTCGTTAACCGATAGTCAAGTTAACTCTGCGGATTTTGGGGTTGATTTAGTTGCCTCTGTAACTGATACAGATACAGGAGTGACTAACTTTACTGCCAATGTTGATTTTGTAGAAATTACTATCTATTACACGTCGGGCGGTGGAGCAATAAACGCTACGGGAAGTTCGTCCGTAGCCATAACTACATCCGGTAACTCTACAACAAGTGCCACGGGCAGTAGTGCTATCTCTGTGACTAATTCCGGTAGCCCCATAGTAAACGCAACCGGGTCTTCTTCTGTTGCGTTAACTACTTCTGGATCTGCTGCGATTGTATTTGCAGCCACTGGAACATTATCTGTCACTGTAGCAACAATGGGTTCAGTCGTAGTGTGTGGGGCAGGCTCTAGTTCTATCGGTATTACCACCCAGGCAACGGCAGTGGTAAACGGTAGTGGTAGCACTACGATTACAATTACCAATACTGGCACGGGGTCAATGGTATTGGCTGGTTATGGCGACACCACAGTTGTGGTTTTGTCTACTGGCAACTGCATCGTCCTATCTAGTGGTGTGTGTTCTGCCTCAGTAACAGCATCTGGCATCCCTGTAGTGGTTGTCGGCGGGTCAAATTCAGTATCCATTACTACCTCTGGAACACCGTATGTTTATTTATTACTGACCCCAACTGGTCTAGTTTCTGTAGGGATAACAAGTTCAGGCAGCAGTACGACCTATATTTTCCCAGTTGGCCAGAGTAATCTTACAGTAGCGGTTGGAGGTAGCGCGCAAACAACGATTTTTATTGTAAATACAGTCACCAGCAACGTTAGCGTTACTGCATATGCCTTAATCATATCGCTTACCTATTTTCCACAATACGCCCATATGCCAAGGGATGCCGTGCTAGACACTACAAATAGTGCATTTGCACTGAGCCGCAAAGATGCGTATTATGAAAAAAGTTTGAGCTTTATAAATTTAACCGCAGTGAAGTGTTACAACATTAAACAGGGAGGCAAAGCCTACAATGTCACAAGCCAGTGATTATCTTGAACAGGTAGTCTGCGATATCATTACTGGGCGCAGACCGGTCCCATCTGCAGCGGCTACAAACCGGTGGTTATCCCTACACACCGCTAATCCAGCCGACGATGCCAGCGGTACTGAAGTCAGTGGAACCAGCTATGCTCGCCAGCAGATTACCAACTCCACCGGTCCGGTTTATTCATTCCCGGCCGCTTCCGGGACGGGTGGGTCTGTCACCAACAGCACCGCCGCAGTGACATTCCCGGCTGCCGGTGGGAGTTGGGGGACGGTAACCCACTTTGCTTACTGGGATGCATCTTCAGGTGGTAACATGCTTGCTCACGGGGCATTAGGTGCCTCTCAGGCCATTAACACAGGGAACGTGTTGCAGTTTAACACCAGCACCCTAACCGTTACGGTGGCATAATTATGAGTGATCTTAGACTCATTCGAGGTAAAAACAATGGGATCATAGGGGGCGTCTTGTACACAAAAGACGTATCCGGGTCTCAAAACATTTTTAATTTGACTGCCACAACCGTCAGCATGGAAATTTACGACGATGCTGGGGACGTGCAGGCAACCATCAACGGAGTAGTGGAAAACGCATCCACTGGTACTTATACGATTAAGCCAGATGCCAACGATTTAGACTCATTGTCACATGGGCAAAATTATAAGTACCGGGTAATTGCAACAAACACCACTTACCCAGAAGGGTTGGCGTTTGATACTGATTCCGATGGGCGCGAATTACGATGCACTATTATCTAGCTAGAAAGGAAAAATAAATGTCAAACTCAGCAACCGCTGGAACTACTCATAACATTGCTGGATGGCCTTCCGGGGCACTAAAGTCCGCTTCTTTTACTGTTGATACCGTTCAATCTGCTTTGGCTTTGGCCGCTGCCCCTGGGGCTGGCTATAAACATGTTGTTGTTGGCGGCTGGGCTAAAAATGGTCACGCGTCTGGTGCTCAGACAGTCCAACTTCGCAGCGGCGCCAGCACTGTTATTGCTCAGGAGACACTGACTGCCGGTACTCAATGGGATATCAACAAGGTTCGTGGTATTGGCATTTGCGACGAAAACGATGCGCTGAACGTGTATGCTGCAGATGCTACCAACCAGCCCATCACTGGTCGTGTGTTTTACATCACTATTGGGGTGAATGATCCTATTCCCCTTCCAGTACCCGCTAGTTATTAGAAAGGAGTAACAACAATGTCCAAGAAGAAAAAAGGCAAAGGATGCTAGCATGATACCAACCATTGCAACCAGGAACTTCAACCTGGAAGAAGTCATCCATCAACCGGCGCAATTGTTGGCAGACCCAAACCAAGCGGAGCTGATTCAAATCGGCCTGATTGCAATGGGATATGTTCAATCGCTGCGTGACGCGTTGTGTGAGAAATTCCAAAAAGACATTCGGCTTGAAATCTGTAGTGGCTTTCGGAATAAGCAATACAACGCGTCGGTCGGCGGTTCCCCAACGAGTTACCACATGTGGCGATTCGATAAGACCGCTCCCGGTAAAGGCAAGGTAATTTTTGCCTTGGATATTAAATCCCCCGATTTAAGTTCTAAGCAGCTATTTGATGCTGTGAAGGATTTTGTAAAGGGGGAAACGGAACACCGTCCTAAGTTAAAGTATGTTCACTTCGCCCCGTCGGGCGTAGACCAAGAATGGGAGCAATAAATCATGGCAGATGAGAAACAACTACCTCTTATGGAGTCCATCTTCGGCAGTGGTAAAACTGGTTTTGCAGTGGCACTGTTGTCTTTGATTTCCAAACACTGGGGGCAAGGTGTTGAGTTTATCTACGGGCTGATTCCCGACCGATACAAAGACACCATGACCCTGGAGGAATTGATGGATGCCATTAAAGACGGCATTCAGTTTTACGGTTCTGTAACCAAGCTGTTTACAAAATAGTAGCCAGTTTGGTAATATGAGTGTGGTTTCTCCTCACTCGATTAACAACTGAACTTTACCGCTTTTCTCTTATACCCCTCCTTAAGTGTCTCCTGGCCCGCCAACGGTCGGGAGTTTTCATAAGGAGATGTACCCAACCTTGGTGATCATGTCACTGACATCCTTAAATTCGGGAGGCAAAAATGCAATTTGAGCACATAGGTCGCGTGATGTGTCAAGGAAAGACTGTAGGCTTTTGTCGTCGCCATTATCTGGAAGAAGGCACCACTGTTTGGCGCTTGGAAGACCCAGTGATTTTAACTTGTGGGGATGTTTCCCCAGAAGTGCGATTGCAGCCCGACCAGTGCTCCACAGGCATGCCGCATCGATAATGCCCTCAGTAACGTAGACGGTATCAGATTCCGAATCAATAGCATCCTCATATCCCCAGACAATATCCAGCACGGGTAGACTCGTCTCAATTTTGTATTTGAATGGTGCTTCTGGGTCCAGCAGTCGTTTTATCCACCCCCTATAAGCGTATTGATAATACACTGGGAAAACTAAGGCAGGGGTATAGTAATCGACTCGGAATCCAAATCTTTGAACGACATTCCCAGCGATTCCCCGTTGGGCAAACGGATATTCATCCATAGCGTATCCGACTGTTTCGTCAAGTCGATACACAGATTCCGATTCTCGCTGGGGAGCATGTCGTTGGATGGTGGGATCAATAACATGTCGGAGAGTTGATCGTAGGTATATAAGCAGCCCGTTGAGGCTAACTGCCTTTCCACAACCAAAGCATTTTCCGATAATGCCACCGGCTTTTTCGTAGTAGCTAACATAGAATGAGGGAGTCCTCTCGTCATGATATGGGCAGCAGGCTTTAATGCCGTCTCTATACTCTCGGGCATCGTGTAAACGGTTCAGCAAATCTGCTTTAATATCAGAGGGTAACAAATCACTCATGGCTAAACGTCAGTTCATACCAGAGTGATGACATGAGTATAGCAATGTACACGCGTTTGTCTACACCCTGGGTGGGCATAAAAATCTCAAGTTTTTTGTACAACTTGGTTATCTCTTTACTGACCACTCGGTCCGTTTTGAACCCCATAGTTTGGCAAATATACTGGTTGTCCCATCCCAAAGCTATAAGCTGCATGAGACGCCAGTCCCGATCCGTTAGGTAATCCTTCAACTTGCCCGGAACACTGTTGAGCATTAGAGAATATAGCTTGATCTGGGGCACCATAAAATTCTGACTCCTCTTGGATAATACCGTTACTGAGTTGCCAAGCCATGTTCAATTCCAGACCACGTTCCCCCGGCCTGTTTTTGAGCACTTTAATCTTCTTGCGAACGTATCCGTTGGCTGGCTCATCGGGATACAAATAAATGACGACATCGGCATCTTGTGCAATGGCGTATGCATAGGCCATGTTGTCTTCCAGTGAAACCTTTGACTTCTTCCGCGTAGCTTGCGTCAGGGCAATCATGGGTATTCGGCTGTGCTGACAGTAGCCTTTCAACTTCTTCGAGACGGCGGTTACGGCTTTCCAATCTGCATCCCCCTCTTCAGTGAAGAGTGTGATTTGGTCCAGCACAATAACATCCGGTTGGAAGCGCTGGACATGTCTGGCAATTTCGCCAATTGTTTTGCTGTTCACCTTATCCACGAAAATAACATCACCCGCAACTCGGGTGTATTGGTCCATCTCCCGCAATTTGATGGGGTCTATGGTCTTATTTACCACGGCTTTGGTGTCAAAATGCAGGATATTGGCAAAGGTCTGCAGTGCTGACTTACGACTGGACTCTTCTAGGGTGAAAAATAAAACCTTCTTTCCCTGCTGAGCTATGTTGGCCGAGATGGCCCTAACCAATGTGGACTTACCCTCACTGGTGTTGGCATACACTACGATGAGTTGTTGCTGCTGGATGCCCCCTAGTACTTTATCTAGGGTGGGGTATCCATACAAGGCAACCGCTGGGTTGTCTGCGGATAGGTACTCATCCACTACTTTTTTAGCATCGCTTAGGGCGACTGTTTCAGTGGGGGTGACGGCATAGAATTGTTCCTGGAAGGTAGACACGTCGGATAGAATACGCTCAGTGTCTAAATCCTTTGTATTGGAGCTGAGCACCTTTTGCAGGTTAGCAATCAACTGCAGGGTGTCCCAGCGAATCTGCTCCGACCGAAGTCGGTCCGCTAAATCAGGTTCAACCCAACCCTCTAGACGACAATGTTCTGGGATTAACCCAAACTGAGCTGCCAAATGCTCAGCCGTTGGGAAGACCTTATACTGCTCCTGAGTCTGCTGGATATAGTGATAGACAGGATGCACCTGTGGGTGCAGACATCTAAGTGCTAATTCACTGAATATTTTTTGGTCTACCAACAAAAAACAATACGCATAACTCAACCGCTTCCAATCAAGATTCATACCACAAACTCCGCAGCGAACCGGTGCCGTTGGGAATCAGACGGCACTTGACTAACATGCCCCATAAAAATAATCGGGTGTTTATCGGTGAACAGAAAAAACTTAGACAGACCACTTAGAAATGACTGTGAACTGCCCCGCTGCATATGGCGCCCATTCACAAACAGCAGCGTATTACCAGACCACACAGGCGGGTTGTTTCCCTCCGGTATCACTTCTTCGGGGAACCAAAAAACATTGCCGTTATCCGTTATCTCCGTCCCCAGTCGGCACCGGGTAAGACGAATGTACCAGTACAGTTTTTCTAGAAAATCGGACTGAGCGCGTTCGCTCTTAATATAAAAGGCTAAGTTTTTATTGAAGAACGGGCTATTGCGAATGCCAGACATGATATCCAGGTTTTTCATAATCCAGCTACCAACAATGACAGATGTCACCTTAAGGGTCTCCAGCATGACTACCCGGTTGCACTCCCGAGCCAAGTAGGTATACAGGGCAGAGCAAATGCAAGACAAGTGCTGATACCAGATTTCCGGGTCAGTCTCCCAGTCAACCTTAACCAGCTTGCCCTCTAGATCCCTATCAATGGTACGGGCAATCACTACCTGTTGTATTAAATACGGATAATCTGGGGCTATATCTGTCAGCAGACGGTCATAAAAGGGAAGGAATAAATCGTCTACCCCCGATAGTAACTGCTTTTTCTCTAATGAGGGAACGGATAGCGCCATAATTCACGAAATACAGCGACGGTAAGCCTGCTGTTCCTTTCTGGTATAGGGATATAATGTTTAGTTTCTCCAACGACCTCTTGGCTCTAGTAAAGGACGGGCTGTAAGAGGTGAAGTAATAGATAGGCAAAGGATAAACCAGTCCTCGCTCGTCCCATACGTTAAGAGAATGTTGCTCATTTTGTAACAAAAAGTAAAAAATTTTGAGGATTAAATCCTGTTGGCGGGGATAAAAGTATGCCTTAAACCAACTATTTGGTTCAATAGAACTACGCCAATAGGAGTAAAATTCCAAAAATTCACTCGCATCCTTAAATGCGTAGGTAACATTTTCTCTCTTCACGTTTAGCATGTTTGTATCTTAAAGGACAAAATATAACCTGTCAAGTACAAAAAAGGTAAAAATGTCTCCTTTTGGTAACAAAAACTCCACGCCAAACCCAGGGATCATTAATTATAAGTGTATATAAGTAAATCCTAAACTTAATTATTAACCCCTGGGTTTAGGGAGGAGTTTTTGTTACCTCGAACACGCTTTCGAAAATTTGAGTTCTGAAAATTTGGGGTTGACGAAATTTGACAGCCGGTGGTACAATGACATCATCGAGTTCGGAGAAGTACCCTGAGTGAAGAAGCTGGATAAATTACTCTCAGACCTGCAGGCCAAGGGACTCCCTGTGTCTTTGGCTAGCCAGATGAAGCCAACTTTGGATTGTATCCCAAGCGGTAGTGTTTTGCTAGACCATGCCACGGGCATTGGTGGATACCCAAAGGGCAAGATTGTGGAACTCTTTGGCGAACCCAGCTCGGGCAAGACGCTTTTGCTTTACGCAGCAGAGGCTTTTGTCACCCAGCAAGGTCAGTATGTGATTCATTGTGACACAGAAGGGAACAATACCCATGCCGAATTATCTCAGTGGCGAGACGTTTTCGGTATTGACCGCGAACGAGTTATCGATATCGGCCCGCAGTGTGCGGAAGATGTCATTAATGCCCTTATGGATTTCACCAAGACGCTCGGGGAAGACCTTGGCCTTATCGGAATTGACAGCGCAAGCGCTCTTACCAGTGATAAAATGCTTGAAAAACGTGCCGGGGAAGGGTACATCCCTGACAATCCCAGGCTCGTTAACGCTCTTTGTTCAAAACTCAACGTGGTTAATCGCCATGCTGCTGTTATCATCATCAACCACATCATGGCCAACATCGGTTCTCTTTCTCCTAGACCGATTGCCAAGGGGGGTAATGGAATTAAACATTACGCTGTCATGCGAATCGAAGTGAACGGTAAGGCCATTGTGGACACCACAGACCCCTTCGGATTTGCAAAACAGCATGAACTAAATATGAAGGTCGTTAAGAACAAATGCGCTCCTCCTGGAGGCCGTGCGTTGCGTGTTATGTTTGACTTCGATCGGGGGTCTATTGACACCGCCGATGAAATGATTACCTTGGCTGTGGAGAAAGGAGTCATTCAGCACCAAGGTGGTGGATTCTACGTGATGCCTAACGGCGAAAAACATCGGGGGCGCCAGACTTTGAAGGATTTAATCTATTCGGACAAAGAGTGGTATAATTGGTTCAAAGCAGTCACAAGCGGTGTTGAAGCATGAGTAATCCAAGCAAATTTGGATATCAAAAAGAGAAACAGATGTGCAAGTCGGGCGGGTTCAAACGCGTACCGGCTTCCGGTAGCCAATGGTTTGCACCTGGAGACGGGTATGATGACGAGTTTCTTCTAGACATGAAGGCTACCCAATCCCAGCAGTACATTCTGCGTTACAAGGACATCAAGAACATAGAGGACTTGGCTGTAAAATGTGGCAAGACGGGTCTGATGGGTATAAATATTTGCGAAAAGAGTTACGTTCTAATACCTTTCCACCTGATAGAGTACCTGAGAAAAGGACTGAGCCTGTGACACAACCAGCACTTATTCAGATTTATGATATCAAAGGCAAGCGTTCTATCGATTGTGTTTATGATTTGAATTTCTATCTATCCAAGATTATCAATGCGAGTGTCGATTTGAGTCAAATTTCGAGCGTCAAAGATGTGCATAAAGATACGAGTTTTGAACGATTTCATGGTTATGTAATGAGCACTATAATTGAAAGAGAAACACGCATTAAGGCTACCAACGAGTTAATTCTAAAGGAATTTATTTGCCCGGTTACGCATGAGTTGTTAGAGGCATGGTTAAGTGCTGACCTGATGATGGTTTTGGCGCGAAGATTCAAGAAGAAATCAACGCAGCTAGTGGCCGTTCGGGGTGAGCGCATTCGATGCCCAGAATGTGAGGAGGTCATTTATGAGTTTAAGACGGATTATCGGTGGGGACACCCACTGCTCGCTACAGACCTTAAACCGGTCGGAAACTGGCCGAGGGCGAAAGGTAAGGACACTGCGGCCTGCCCAAATTGCGGGACGCACAAATGGCTCATTGAGTTACCGAATTGCATTGTGGAGTAAATCATTATGGGAACGAGTGAAGACTTTCCTGATTATAGTCTTGTTGACATTGCTGGTCGTTTTATACATTCCGCATACTCAGTTTGGCAAGAGCATAGGGATCGGAAATTTCCTTCCTTTACCTTCCGCGTCAGCAGCGCAGACGATGGGGTATGGAGCTTCTACTTCGATTCAGAACAAGTCAAGGTTGATTCATACGGCGAACTTAAATGAGGAATACTGGCATGCTCAAAAAATTTATAAGCAAAGTTGCAGCGCTACCGCTAAAGTGGATTACCAAAAGGGTAATCTTGCCTGCTTTGACCGAGCTATTAGTGGAGTCACTGGAGGAAGCCGGGAAGAAAAAATCAAGCGACTCATCCGAGCAGAAGCAAGACGCCAAGGAGTCTACGAACCTTACGCACTAGCCTTAATTAAAGCCGAAAGTGGATTCTGGCCATTTGCTAAAAACCCGGATGGTGGCGTTGGTTTCGGGCAAATAATGCCAGAGACGGCAAAAGGTCTGCATGTCGTAGATAATGGTAAGACTCGGGTTATTGATCGATATAACATATTTGAGAATCTGCATGGGTCGGTAAAGTACATGAAGGCAATGACAGCAGGTACAGATAATGATTTTTACATGGCAACCGCTAATTATAATTATGGTCGCAATAGGGTCATGGCTACTGGCCGTCTTCCTGCTTACCCTCTTACTTTGTATCATTGCCGCCGCGTGTTCAAGCTTATGCGGCAGTTCGAAAAGGAGACAGCGTGAGTAGTATTGCAACCGGTGTCGATGTCATGTGCGAAGGTGCCAACTTCAAGTTAACAGTGCATCACGTTGGTGAGCGGATTTGTTGGACATGGTTAAACAACGGTAAGTTACGTCGGGTGGATGTGACTCCCCAACAAATGCAGTGGATTTTGGATAATTGGATGCATCCACAACGTGATAATTTTTTAGGCGGAGCTTAGTAAAATGATTGGATATGCTGACCAAGAACTACGGATGTATAACAACCAGATAACTGAGGGCACGTTTCTACAGAATTGTGTGGATTCTGTGTTGCTACAACACAAGCCCAGGCAGTGGGAAGGTTTCATCCATGCTAGTCGGTTGGATTGGAACAAAGAACCACACAAACAGTTAAGTGGTAGTATGAATCCGGGCGGTGCATCTGTTGAACTGCTTCGCTATTCCCGAACCGGTGAGCTTTACCATAACGATTTGCAGCGGTTGTTAGACACTCGTTTTGGTGAAAACTCAGCGTGGGTTGAGCAGCATATCCAGATTGATGACATTAATTTTCGGGGCACACCAGACCGGGTGCAATTCAATACCCCCATTGGAACGGTCTTAATGGAGTTTAAAACTACCAACACGTATAGTCGGGATAAAGCAGACGGGGAGCGCATTCTACGGCGGTTACTGAAGTGCAAGCATTTGGGAGACCAAATTGTCATTTCCCCTACGTGGTCTGAACATGAAAAAGAAATACAGGAGCGGTTGTGTGTTCGCAGAACTCCGATCACATCAAAGTCAGACCACGAGACTCAGTTATTTACATACGGGTGGATTCTACAAGCATACTATGGCATTAAGGTAGACCATTACATGTTGGCGTATGTGCACCGAGAGTCCTATCAAACTAGAGAATTTTGGTGGAGTGCAGACCAAGCTCAAGAGAAAGTGTATCGTGCCTATTTGAATTACAGTGAGGTATTGAAATGTCTACAGGACCATCAAGCACGAACGAATGGATCACAACTGCTTACGAGTTCTATGTGAACACGGGAGGAGAGGTAAGTTATGTTGACCCCATTGCCGGAACTAGATCGCAAGACAAAATGGTGCTCTTGTCAGAAGCCGAAATTGAGGCGGACCCTACAAGCTCCCTTCAATATTATGCAGGTTGGATGGCTTATTTTAACTCGGTGCGATACATGTACGGGACTATGTTGGATTATTTGGAGAGACAGTATAAAAACAGGACCAGCCAGACTCGCCTTAATGGAGATGGACCAAAGGAATCAGTTGCCCGTGGACAGGATAGAGCCAGAGTTCTTAATTGGAGTTTAGATGATGCAATTTGTGTGTGTGAAGCTAGAAAAATAAAGGCGTTAACTGAGTACGAAGCTGCGATGACTTATAGAGATTTAGTGAGCCGAATAATAACTGTACGAGAACAAGACAGGAGAACAACACGTGTCTAATGCCGTTCCAAATAAGATAGCAATCCAGTCTATCTGCATGATGATTTACTCCAAGATTTTGGGTGAACGCATGACTATGCCAGAAGCATTGGTGTTAATTAAGAAGGTAGCTGATACTGGAGAGATTGACTTTACTCAGGAAAATCAAGCTACTTTCGATAGAGTTATTAAAGGCGAACCACTACCGTCCTGTCAGACTGGTGTGAGTTCTACGCGTAGCGTTGGAGGATTAAAATAATGGGTTTCGGATCAAATATGCATGCTAGCTACTCGGCGCAAACGTCGGGTGGTAGTCAAATGACAGATGTGTTTTTTGGGTACTCCCCAAAGAAGGCCCCCCAGGAGGTGGTGCACCTAACTGGGATGGAACGACCCGAGTCAATTCACGTAGAGCCGGGATGGTTTTTATTGCCCTTTATGGACACCCCATTAGTGTGGTATCACCGGCAGGGTGGGGATAATAAGGATTTAGTGTTATGTGGGAAAACGTTTTCGGATGGCTCTCAGAAGGGCTCTGATGTGTGCCCGGCGTGTCGGGCGTTCGATTTTTACAAAGAGACATATGGGGATAATAAAAAGGCATATCCGATTAAAGGGGCAGCGCTGGTTATGGGCATTCCGTTTTTGGCCACCCGTCGCCAACGGAACAAGCATCTCACCACATCAGGCAAAGAAATCTTACCGGTGTATTGGCTAAGCTTGTCCATTAGCCCATATATTCAGCGGGAGGCAAATCTGTTTTTGGATATCCGAGATAAGATGGCGCCCCAGTTCCCATTTCAAACAACACCATATTTGGTTGGGGCAAAGCCGGAGGGTGCTATGGTTAATGGGGAATGGAAAAGCTATGGGTTTTCTTATTACCTACACCCCTACTCAAACGCTGCCCCGAGTGATGTGGCTATTGAAGTGAAGCACCCTGTGCTGGATTTCTTTGGCAACTACACGCCTGAGTATGTAAACATGATGCAGAAGTTATTCTTAGCTAGATTCAAAGCGTATGTGGACCCTCAAACTGGTCAAGCGGAAGAATATGGTGGCAACTTAGAGGCAGCCCGTCAGATGCAGCAAGCATGTAGATTGGCGTGGCCAAAGCCAGTGAGTCAGGAGGCTGTTGCGGTTCAACCGGTGGCCAATTACGGCGCCCCACTTTGAATTGATATCAACTGGTTATTAGCACCTGAGTATATTCCATATTAATCATGCAAACACACTGGACACAGCGGTTACTGGCGGATGACTTCGTATGTTTGGATACGGAGACAACATCTTTGGATCCTTACACCGGGGGCATCCGCCTTGTTTCTTTGGCAAATACCCAGGGATCTGGCGTTATTGACTTGTACCATGAATCATTTGAATGGTTGCGCCCATTTGAGAAGAAGCTGATTATATGCCACAACATGGCATTCGACCTGAAAATGTTGTGGAAACACAATTTTAGACCGACTCGATTGTGGTGCACTATGATTGCCGATAAAATGCTGGGGACCGGTCGGTATTTTCAGTTTAGTTTAGAGGAAGTAGCAGAGCGTCGACTTGGGGTTAAGTTAAACAAAGAATTGCAAAAATCAGACTGGTCAGCTCCCACATTGACGCCTGCCCAGTATGAGTATTCATTGCAGGATGCTCAAGCTCTGGTGCCCATTCAAATGCAGCAGTTTGCTGAAATGAAAGAGCAGTATGACCGGCAGAAACCAGAGAATCAACAAAAAACAATACTCAAGTTATTTGAGTTAGAAATGGACACTCTGCCAATAGCTTGTCACATGGAGATGGTCGGGTTGGGCATGGACTTAACCGTCATATCCGAATTAGAGCACGTGTTGGGCAAGGAATCGGCGCAGGAGCTGGCCAAGGCACAGGCAACATTACCGGCCGTGCCATTACCTAAATCATTTTACACTAAGACTGGTGCCCTCACTAAGAAAGCAAGGGAGTTATACCCACATGGCGTTCGAAAACCAGAAACCAGAGATGACTTCATCAAAGCGTATCAGGCCATCGGTGTACAGTTACCTACTAAAAAAGATAAGAAAACCGGAGCGGTTTCAGTCAGCATCTCTGCCGAAACATATGGCAAAATCGAACACCCTTCTGCTGCGCACTTTGAAGAACACACGAAACTTAAAAAACTTCTCACCTCATATGTGTATCCTATTTTGGGGCGAAATGGAACATCATGGGTCCACCCGGTTACGGGTCGTGTACACGGGAATATTCATCAGGTGGGTACTGACACCGGGCGATTCACCATTACCGATCCGGCGCTTCAGACTATCCCCAAGCGAACAGAAACTGGACGGAAACTTCGTCAGGCGATCATTGCGTCGCGGGGGTTTTGTATACTTAAAGCAGACTATTCTCAGATCGAAATGCGCGTAATGGCGCAGGTAAGTCAGGATAGGAATCTAATTCAGGTATATCGAAACGGGGAGGACATTTATAAAAAAACAGCATCTGGTATTTTCGGGGTGGCAATGGAATCTTTAACCAAGGACCAACGGGATAATGTGGGTAAACCTGTTACCTTGGGCAGTCAGTACGGTCAGACTCCATCTGGGCTAGTGATTTATCTATACAAGAATACTGGTATTCAGTATTCGAAGGATGAATGCACAAAGTTTTGGAAAGGGTTTTTTGACACATATCCGGGTATTGGGGCTTACCACAAATCGGTGGAAGCATCCGTGGCCGCTCGGTGGGAGCAGGACTATTATGCTTACTCCCTGGATGGCCGGTACAAAATATGGCCACCTAAGTCCATTCCCCGTAAAACATTTGAATCTGGGTTCACCAAGTACTATTGCAATGACATTATTAACTATCCAATTCAGTCAACCGTCGGGGGCCGCATGAAAGAAGCATTACGTCTCCTGGATAAGAATGGACACCTGAGAAAAGTTTACCCTTTACTGCAGGTGCATGATGAATTAGTGTTCGAAGTACCTGTTGATTTTGTCGATGAATATGCTAAAATATTAAGCACAATCATGATAGATGTCATGAAGACTGTTATTGATGTTGTACCAATTAAAGTCGAGTGTTCGTGGGGTCCATCGTGGGGGACAAAAGAAGGTGAGTTCGCATTAGAGTATTAAGGAGAAACTATGATGGATCAGTATTCTGTAAGTCAATATCCAGTGTTGCCACCGCCTGTTATAGATGTGGATCCAGGGCTGGCGTTAACTGGCTGGCAGTACACTTTTGTCAATAAATTGGATGAGGTGAATTCTAAGTTAGATATTCTATTAGATCGAACAGCAGATCAGAAAATTCCCATTAAGAAGGAAAAGAAGATTGATGGCAGAGGCAGAAAATACCCTCCGCAGAAGATAATGCAGGCTAGAACTATGTATGACAATATGGGATTACCAGCAGTTTTAGTTGGTAAAGTTTTGGGCATTACCATAACAAAATCTAATGGATACAGTAGCTGCAATGCAGTTACGGAATGGAAACGGAGAGAGTGGCATTCTTATCCGGCAGCACCCTTAGATGAGTGTGCAAAATTAGTCAATGATTATTATACGCAACAAGGAGTAAATAATAATGGCACTGTTTAATTTATATGACCAGGAATTGGTATTGTCAGAAACCACCATCCCGCAGGTAAAGTTATATCAGCAAGGGCCAGCTTGCGGTAAGTTAAAGGCAATTCATGTAACAGTTAATCCGCCGGAGGAAATCGTTCATGCTCAGGGTGGTCAACTAGGTCACACTCCCCTCGCGCCAGAAATTAAAGTAAATGGCGCGACACTATATGTGAACGGTTCGAGTGATGCTCCGAATGGTGACACAGTCCTGTACTATCCTGTATATGGTTCTTCTATTTCTGAAGTGGCCAATGTTATTGTACGTGCCCCGTATTACTTGGTAGAAAATAAAGAAACAGGCAATCTGTCAATCAAATACAAAGAAGTTACCATTAAGCGCATTGATTGCGAGTGGGAATAGTGGCAAAGATTTTTTTGACGTTTCCAAATGAAATGCTAGAAGAAGTAGACATAGCTGCGGGCAAGGAACACCGAACCCGCAGCGAATTCATACGACAAGCGTTGCGGGAGTATATGAAATCAAATGGTTATTCGCTTATGGCAAGCAATCAGTTCAGACATCAATTGCGACGAGGAGATGATAGATGAAAAATTTTGGGCAGACCTTTGCCATCGGGTGCCTCTTACTTGTGGCGGTCTTAACTATTTTCTTTGTTCACGAGGCGAACAGACTGGAGGAAGTGAGAATCAATCGTAACAAACCAGTATACAAGGTAACAATACAACTCAATGAGGGTGACTTTGTTGATTCAAAGAAGGTAGAATTAAGTTCACCCTTAAATAATTCGGGAGGATTTTAATGGACGGATTAGATGTTATATACGGACCAGTTGAGTCACTTAATAGTGGCATCAAAATTGATGTACCGCGCGAAGCAAATGAATCACTAGGAAGATTATTAGCAGGTTACGGAAAGAAGGATAATCAGGTGTCTCCCATTAAAACTATTTTAATTGCATTTTTGAATGGTTCATATAAAAAAGTAGATTATGTTGAGTTCAAGCATTCAGAGTGGATCCACTTTACCCGAGCGGATGGTAGTGTGGTTCGGGTAAATCCAGCTCAGGTAAAATACTTGGATGATGTGATCGAGTAGTACATCTCAGGCGCAGCAGCCAGAGAAAGGAAACATATAATGACAGTGTTAACGTTTTACTTTTATTCGGTAGAAACAACGGAAGTGTTTAACAACGCCACCTGGGAATTTGTTCAGGTGTCAGGTAGCACTTTTGTTAAGGTAACTGATGGCGATGTGATCACCTACTTTAATGCGGGTGAGGTGCGTCGCTTTACCGAAGAAACCATTACTGAGTAAAGGAAAGGCACAAAGCGGGAGCGTAACAACTCCCGCGCCTTGATTAACTATGGACAATGAACGTAGAGGAAGGTTAAACAAAAACAGAGGTGATAACTTTGAACGGATTTGTGAGCAAAGGCCATCCGAACTTGGGTTTACTTTGCTTGCAAAACGCATTGATCGCACTCACTGTAGAGGCACATCAAAACCAGATTTGGAGTATATTCAATTTCCCTCAATCAAACCGGATTGTAAATTCACAGAAGGACGATTTACGCGGACGGAAAAAGAACAATTAATGAAGGAAGCTGTTGATAAGTATGGCGATGGTGCAATACTTATTATCGGGGAAAAGCATGATAGAACTCGTCTGAATAAGAATGAGATCTATGTGTATTTTCCAAACCATACAATGATGTATTACGATCGTTATCTAGAGTACTTAGAAGGATTAAAATAATGTCAGTTTTACCACCCCTGCCACCGAATCCAAATCTGCAAACCCCTGCAGCTTTTGCAGACACTGCTGACTTGGCTAGTGTACCCCCGATTCCAGGTGCTCCCCCACAACAACAGGCACAGCAATATGCACCACAAATCCCTGTCCCAACTTACCACCAGCCCGTCGGACAGCCTCCTCAGGCTGACCCAGGTGCTTACGCGTACCCACCTCAGCAACAGGTTCAAGCTCCTCCGGCGTATCCGCCTGTTGGTGTGGGTGTCCCAGCGCAAGCTCCTCAACAGTATCAGCAAGCACCTGTTCCTCAGCCCGTACAGCAAAACCTTGGCACGGGTGCCTTACCGGGCGCTACCCAGTACGCTCAACCCACACCACCCGCCGCTCCGCCCCAGCTTCCGCCGTCGCCGAGTGTGCCTGCTGCGGATACTCAACAGCCAGCAGCACCCGCTGTCGAGCCGGAGAAGAAGACAAGAGGTAAACGAGGCGCTAAGAAATCTGCGGATGCTGTCCCCACTGAGGCCCCTATCGCCTTGGATAACACCACCAAGTTCCAGGTCATTTTTGAATTAACCCTGGAGGAACTGGCGTTGGTGTCTGCTTATGTGGAAACCCTCTAGTCATGAAAGTAACTAAGTTCTTATCGGCTAAGTTTCCCACCGTTCAATATGGCGGTGTGGATATTCATATGTCGGTTGAACTGTCGGACGACGACCTGCCCCAATCAGGGGCGGGTCTGACTCTAGACCAGAAATCCGACTATATGAATCAATGGGCAAATCATATTTTGTTATCAGAGTGGACTAAACTCAGAAATGAGATCGAAACCAATTATGCAAGTAAGCTTGTTGAGATTTTACCCCCACAAGTGCGGCAACAAATAAAGGCTCGCTAATGTTAGAGCTATTAAAGGATTTGTGGCATGACGCTATACGATTGGATGCGGATGCGGAGACTTGGTGTAGTCGATCTGGCTCTAATTTTGGGGGTCAGAAAGAGTTCCGTAATCAAATGGCTGAAAGGCTATCGTCCAAACCCAGGTTATATTACGAGATTTGCCCATCTTGCTGGCCTCACCTGGGATGAGGCATGGGATTTGTTTAAACAGACCAGTCTTTATATTCGAGAAAGGAAAATAGTATGGCGAATAAGAAAACATCAAAACGCTCTACCCGCGTTAAAGGCCGTGGCAAGTCAGCTAATAGTGCAGAAGCGACTTCGACCACAACCACTGAATTACAACCATCAGGAACCATTAACCATCCCGATACACCACCAGTACCACCTGCCAAGAAACGTGGTGGTGGAAAACGGAAAGCTCCTGGGAATGAAGAAACTAATGCCCAATCCACTATTGCCCCTAACATCACAGATGATAAGGGAATGGGAGTATTGGATAACCAAGCAGGAGCGCAGCCTTGGAGATCCGGCGGCGTAAACTTCCAGGCCCAGCAAGACATGATGGAATTGCAAACTAAGATGGCTGAGTTTGGCACATATGTTGCTAATGAGAACCTAAAACTGATGCAATCCTTAGTGCAACAAGTCACGGGTATTCAGTATGTCATTGCCAATAGTGTTGCTGAAATTTTGCGGGCTATCAATGGCACAGATGATCAACAAAAAACAACCATCAATCCTACCGAGTCCCCGGAGTACGTCAAACTGTATGAGCAATATATGCAGTTGTACAATAACTACAATGCACTGAACGCGCAGTACCAGAGAATAGTAAGCACCCAAGTGGGCCAGCGTCCGACAGTGGAGTACGTACAATGAGGCTAATAGATGCGCCGTTGTTTTATGAGAAAGTGCATGCGTTTTTGGACAGTTTAAATTCGCATGAGTTGACGTTGTTATTGCATGACATGCACCACGGTCGGTTGGAGATGCTGGTGTTGTGTCAACAGACACCAACGCAACAGAAGGAAAGTTATCTTTATGAAGCAATGCAGCCAGTGCAACAGGACAAAAGTTGAGGATGAGTTCTATCCTAAGAAGTCATGGTGTAAATCCTGTGAGCGTCAGTATCGCAGGGAGTATTACCGCGCTAACAAGGACAAGGTAAAACAGTATCAGGCCGAGTATTATCACCATAACAGACAGGAAAGACGGGATTACCAGAATGAATACAACAGTTCAGTGCCTGTCAACCGGGCCGAAGCCGTGGTCGAATGGCGAACCAGAAACCCAGAAAAGAGACGAGCCCATGCTGCCGTTTACAACGCTATCAAGCGTGGCAAGATGGTTCGACCAGAACGGTGCTCAGTTTGCCGCAGTACTGATTTTATCCACGCTCACCACGATGACTATTCCAAGCCCTTGGATGTTATCTGGCTCTGTGCCAGTTGTCACCGGAAGAGACATACTCAACTTGGCTTGTAATCGATTCACGTATGTTGTAAATGGAAATTCCTATGCAGTTGATGAAACATCAGAGTGAGGGTGTCACGTGGCTCATTGAAAACAGCGGTGGCATCCTAGCAGATGAGATGGGGACAGGTAAAACCATACAGGCGCTTGCATTTGGCAAATGGCTTTACCACGCTAGGAAAGTGAACCATATCCTAGTGGTGTGCCCCGCCTCTCTGCTGAAAAACTGGGAACAGGAGACGATTAAGTATTATGGTTTTAAACCCTACATTCACCACGGCCCTAACCGCAATAAGCGCAAGCCTTTGGCTTCTGTTGTTGTTGTCAGTACTTACGAAACTTTTGTACGAGATTTGGAAGTTTTCAAAGCAATGTGTCCACCAGACGAAACGCTTCTGGTGGTGGATGAGGCACACTACATTAAGAACAAAGATTCAAAGCGCACGCAAGCGCTTACTGAATTCGGGGCCGCACTTCGATTACCTATGACAGGCACACCTATTGCCAATAAACCAGAGGATGCTTATGCGTTAATTAACTTCTTTGACCCGACGCTCACTAATTGCTGGGAGTGGTGGCAGGATACCTTTCTCATCACACAAATTCGGGAGATTAGTGTTAAAGGTAAACGTCGGTGGATACCGGAGATTGTGGGGTACAAGAATCACGAGATGCTGTCAAACATTTTGAAGTCATGCATGCTGCGACGATTAAGGAAAGACTGCCTTGATTTACCCCGTAAGCAAGTCCAACACATCCCCTATGATGCCGAGTGCACTCTCTACCGGAATGTCCTCGACCAAGTGGAACTCAATGACGATTCGATGCTCGTCAAAGTTACCCAACTACTGCAATCGCTTAGTGGTGTCGACCCATTCGAAGAATCAATCCGATGGACGCCTCCCCCCAAACTCGGTGTACTGGAATGTCTTATCTCCAGCGCGGGAAGTCATGTCATCGTCTGGCATAAATTTGTTAAGTCGCTCAACCCAACCTTGAAGTATTTTCGGGAGAAAGGCCATGCTGTCTATCGTCACACTGGAGAGCAATCCCAGGCTGATAGAACATCACAACTCAATAGTTGGAAAGCAAATGGCGGCATACTATTCGCTACTATCCGATCTGCTGGAGTTGGTCTCACTCTCATTGACGCTAGCACAGCTATTTTTTATGAGTTAGAACTCAGCCCTAGCGATAATTTTCAGGCCGAGGATCGCGTGTATCGTGTGGGGCAGACACGGCCAGTCAATATCTATTACCTTTATGGTGCAGGAACAGTTGAACAGGGCATCTCAGTGCTACTTAAAAGGAAAGCACACACCACGCAAGCGTTGGTGGATACCGTTACACCGGATGAACTCAGGGAGATTTACGAGTACTCGTATAAGGTGAAGTTGTATGGTTAGCACTGCGCTATTAAGCAGTAAGTACGACAGTTGGGAGACGCCCCCGTGGTTATTGGAAGCAATACTGGAACTCTATGGTCGGGAGGAATTCGATCTTGATCCGTGCTGTACAAATCTCAATGTCCCTGCTGTCTATCATATTCAGAGGGGTGTGGGCCTTGTTACGGGCAACGGTACTCGGTTCATCGCTGACACTTGTGGATTGTCGGCATGTTGGGGCGTTAGTAATTTGGTTCTTGTTAATCCACCCTACGGCAAAGAACTATTACGCTGGTCTACCAAGTGTGCAACTGAAGGTGCACGCAATGATGTTTGGTTGTTGTGCCCTGCGCGCACTGACACTGCTTGGTTTCAAACCCAAGTTTTCGACCGGGCTAGTGAGATATATTTCCTCACAGGTCGAGTCACATTTTATGTTGATGGACAGCCGTACATGGCGCTTAACAAACGTGGCAAGTGGGAAGAGTCGCCATCCCCTTACCCCATCGCTTTGGTTCGCTATTACCCGGAAGGCACGCCCTCGTTCGGGGGCCAGTTAAACATTAGACACAGACACTTTGATATGAGGAGAATGCGAGATGACCCAAACAGATAAAATCCAAGTCACCGCCGATGGTGTGGTGCAAACAATCAAGGCTACCGATCCTGAAACTGGTAAGTCATATGAACGAGGTGATGCATGCCACGAGTTCCCCTGGACTGGGTATTTTTTCGCTGGCCCGGTATTAAATAAATGGGAGTATCAGTTAGATGGCAAAACACCAGTTTTATTTGAATTATGGTAAGATGCTTGAACGTGGCGAAGTGGCGGAAGCGGTAGAGAAATATCTTGACGACACTAGGCTAGGAGGCCCCGTGGCCAGTATTCAGATTGTGAGGTGTGAATTAGTATGACTAGAGACTACAATCCATATCCAGATCCAGAGTCATTCATTGACCAGTCTGTCGACAAAAAACAACCACCACCCAGTGCGCAGGAAACCGGGCGAACCTACCACAACACACATGCAAAGCTAAAGCATGACATGAATGAGTTGAATCGCTCACTCAACCCATTCGTGCGCGATAGAGGCAGTGGATTAATTGCCGCCAACTCGGGGGACGAATGGATGCGCAAGCTATTGTGGACCCGACTGCGCACCCAAGTGGATTGCCCTTTCTGTGGAATGAGGCAGACCCCAGCCTTTCGGGAAATGCCCCAAGTGTTGGCTGAGTGCCTAGCCTTACCCGCGTATTGTCGCAATGATGAGTGTGCCCAAGGCTATGATCTATTTGACCAACCTATATACGATCTGGCCGGTAATCGGTTGACCAGTTTCCCCGCTGATATCTCCGTTTCAATACTGTAGATTTGTAGCGTTTCAGTACGTCCTGCGCTCGGGCGGCGCCAACACCACCTCGGCCAGCCACAAAGTCCAGTATGTCACTGATGAGCGTGCCCACCTTGGGTTCATCTATAAATCGACCACTGGCCCATACATATCCATTTTCTCTTGCAATATCCTCCAACAAGGTGAGAGTAACAGGGTCGAGCCTAAGCCCGACCCCTATTTTTTTACTATCACCTGATGGGGGGCGCCCCATCTTACGCATTGTGCACCTCATAATCTACTTCTTGGGCAATCAATTGCAGTAGGATGCCCAATTGTAATAATTGTTCAGGCGTTTGAGGGACGTGAATCACTCCGCCCATAAGCAACATCGCAGCTATGCCAACGGTAGCAATCGTCAATCGTAGTAGCCAAACTACCGGGACTAGAATGGCCTTCATAGTGTGGAACTCGGGGGACGCGTAAATCATATTGAACTCCTCTATAAATCACGGATAGGAACCAAAACAGAACAACCATACAGCAGGCAATATACATTACAACCAAGGTGATTTTCTCCGCCTGCGTTTCACTAGTGGCCGGTAACTTCATTCTACACACCTCCATCCACCTACAGACTCAATGCGTTTTATTAAGTTTTTCATGGGCTCTTTGGTGGTGATATCTTCTACTCCACACTCGTCGTGCATGTAGATACGAGTCTTATCACCATCCGGGGCAATGATAGTCACCCATGCGCTATTGACCCACACAGTAGCGCCGTCAGTGTCTTTAACCCTGAATAACAGCATGATAGTCTTCTCCATATAGAGCAACACATAACGTACGCACCTGTGCTTTCAATTTCATATTATCTAGACTAACAGCCGGATCCTTCATCCAGGAAATCAAATACTTTAGCATTGGGCGTAGCTGTTGTGTGTCTACTTCCCAAAGTGCGTTAAAGCATAAACAAGTATGCACCCCGGCAAAGTGTAAATCGTTTCCGTCTTCTATTGCTTCACTTAGTTTATCGTGTGCAATGTGTAGTGTCTTAATTATATTTTTAAGCTTAGACATAATACTATTCTCCTGTCGACAAAAAACAACCATCCTAAACTAAATAATGTGCTGGCTCATCCACACCAAATAGGGCGGGCTGCGCATCTTCTAATATTCTTACCAGATTAGTAACATCCTCGGGGGATAGAATAACCACTCCATCATCTCCCGAAATAACAATCTGATTACGTGTGACTAATACGTTCATGGTTTTACTCCTCTAGTGAACTAAGTACAACAATACGTGGGTATTCAACTCCGTTGTCTTCGTATACGGTGATTAGCCATTCCTCTCTGCACCCACACACCTCATCATCTACATATAGTAAAACTTTGAGTTCAGGGTCAAACTGGTTTAGTGTTTCTATTAATTCGCGCACGTTCATTATGCTGCTACCTCCTCAGATTTTGGGGTGGCTGCAATCGCTGCCTCGATCTCTTCCCACGAGATACGATGACAACCAGCTTGCAGATAACCATCCGCATTGTGCGTAACAAGATACCCATCCACTTTGTGACCTACAATCTTGTCCTTTTTCCACAGAGTAAACGCTAAGATTGCCTCTTGTTTGGGGATGTTAATGCCTTTGCTGGTTTGTAAGAACCAACCAGTGGACATGCAATTCCAGCGTAGATGGGCGGTGCTGTCACCCCATACATGCGGAATATTATTGGGACCACCCAGACGCCACTCTTGTAGCCTTTGCTGATAAACAGCAATGCGTTCTTCCTCCTGTTTTCTTTTTGCTTCCTTCTCACGGGCTAAATGGGCAGTGCGGACTTGTCTATTGTTGGCTAACATTTGCTTAAAGGTTTCATCCTCAGTATTACCAAGCCATGAATCGGCTGCGGCAATCTGAGAAGCTAAGTTTTCAAATACGGTTAACCACGTATGGCGATCGTCTCTTGAGATCTTCCACTCAAGCGCATCAATGCCGTTCTTTTCTTCCACCCAATTGGCCCATGCTTGCGCTGCATTCACTGCATTTTGTAACGTTTCCTGATTACGCACCAATTGCTTGGCGGTGGTGGATCGTTGCACCTTGTGTACCGCTAATTGAATTGCCACCCTAAAGTCGTCTGCATTGGTGAGGATGTGAGATTTCCAGGAATCAATAAAGGGTGTGTGACAACTCGGGGCATAGGTTAGGTGTGACACTGCACTATGAGCCGCAGGCAAGTGCTTGCCGTTGGTGGTGATACTATAACCCCGGCTAGTAAATTGCACTGTGCCATCGTCCAGCAGAGTGGCAATGGGGAAGTGTTTGCCATAACTATAAATAGTTTTGCCCTCAAAATAAAAATTGCTATTAGGTGTCCTGCCTTTGGGGCTTAGTTGATGCGCCCATGCGTGGGCTAATTCGTGATTGGTATCGTATACGCTTTTCATTTTGGTAAACTCCTCTAGTATTGCGACAAAAAACAACCATCCTAACCAAGGTAAAGAAAGCCCCGAAATAAATCGGGGCGTGTGCGCTATTCCTCCACTAAAGTATAACCATCAGTTAACGAACGCACTAAGCGAGACGCTTCATTGAATGCGCTCATCTTAGCGGAATAGATTAACAAATCATCGGGGGCGTTAGAAGTTTGCGCAAGTTGTTGGTATTCAACAGCTCTATCTTCTAACTTTCTACACACTGCATCAATAGTTAACATGCGGTTTCTCCTATAAATAACCTAGCCCAATAAAATAATTCGGGGGATAATGTTACCTACTAATATCCCAGTACTTCCATAACATCCTGTGTGTTGAAACAAATAACAGCTTCGAATGCATCATCTTCATTGTGTGCGTAAGGTATATAATCAACTCGGGGGATAAAGGCAGTAACAAAACCACACTCTATATCACATTCAATATTATGATCGTTAAATATCTTCTTTAGTCTCTTTAAGTGGCTGGCCATTGTCATGGTTAGCATTCCTTTCAATGTGTAACTGCTTTGTACTTTGTCGATGATTTAACTTTACTTGTTGTTCAACAAAAAGTCAAGCCTTTTATGAAAAGTAGTTCAAATGGATTAGATGAAACAATTTTGGGGGCGTTAAATGATGTCATAATTAATCCTAAGTATAAAGAGAAGTAGAGAGATAAGAGTTAATATAGTAGTAGGTCAGTTGTTACCTAATTTGAATATGCACCAGATTGATTCTCTAAGTGACTATAACAACTAGTAAGGGTAACATTGTGCTTAATGTATTGACTTATGTTTGATGTGTGTTACTATATAGAAGAAATCGACCACGTCCCGAATTTATTTGAGTATATTTAGTGAGTGTCGTATTGAGTAGTGAAATGATAAGGTAACATTATACCACCCTGCGTATTTGTTGCTCATGTGTGATGCGCGCGCGATAGGGGGTGGGGTCTCCGCGACCGCCCACGTGGTGACTTGTCTACATAGGGTGGTCACTGAAATGGTGTTGCATCGACAAAGTAGTCATGGTATAATATATAAGGTAACAATGTTCCATAGGAGTTTGTAAATGGCTAGAGGACTTTTTGTATTCTTTGTTATTGTGCTTACACCAGTATTTTATTTTTCCACCCAGAATCTAAATGGTTTATCATGACTCTTATATTATATACAGTAGGAGAATCAGTGCTGCATATATTGGGTCAGATACGTTCAATATGGGCCAGTATAAATAGGGTAACAACTGGATGGACATATATGACTCAAACTTTGGATAATCATAATAAGTCACTTAAGCACCCTCCGTGGGGTTGGGCCTCAATCTTTCATGGTCTTAGACAACGCTGTTAGTTTTTCTTCCAAGGTTTCAATGAAAATTATTGCCTCTGCTAGCTTATCTTTTTCTTCCTGTGAAAGACCATTCAGTTGCCGACAAGTTGTGTAGGCATCCTTTAGACGGCGGCGAGCGTACATAAGACGCTCCATACCTTGAACATTGAAGTTCTCATTGCGAATGAGTTCTATTCTTCCGCAGGTTGGGCAAGGTTCGCTTAGATCTTTAATTACCGCTTTATATGCATCGCTAGGCATCATGCACCTCCGTCATAATCTCCACCGTCAGGCCTTGGTTAAAGGCGGTGTAGAGGAGAGCTTCGAAATCAGGAGCTAAATAATGGCGAGTAGCCATTAAAAATCCACCGGTGCTGCCCCTCTCATACTCCACCCGCCCCGACTGCCACTCAATGGCGACTTTTGGCGCGGCGAGGACTTTGGCGGTGGCTTTTTCTGTTTGCTCTTCAACGAAGCTTCGCCACATACGATAGATGTTTACATTAGCGGGGCTGCACATCGGGTCATTGCTAAGATCGACCTCTACGTTCTCCCACACCGGCTCGGCGGGGGTGGGGATGGCGGGTTTCTCCATCTCTAAAACGATGCGCCGCAATGCATTGACCTCTGGAATATTAAGGCAGCCGTCTACTGCTCCATCTAGAACAGCAAATCGCAGTCTACTCGCCAAATCTTTTTTATATTCTTCAAGCTCATTAGTGACTCGAATAGGTTGGTTAGTGATCTTCATCAGTTGTATCCTTTATCCTTCATATATTGGCGGAGAGCTTCTCGAATTAACTCACTGCGGGTGCGGTGCTCTGTTTCAGCCGCATTGTCTACCAATGCCATAAAATCATTGGGCATTGATACCAGCACCCTAGCGGAGTCTGGTTTTTTTATGTTGTGTAGTGGGGGCATGGGCCTACTCCTCTCTCTTGCGGCGCTCAACCAATATTTCCCAATGTTTACCGGGAATTAAGACTAGATTGCCATCACACATCTGGAAAAACAGCCACAGCACAAAAGCTGAACACAATAAGTTTGATATAAATCCAGCTATATCCAGAAATAGCTTGAAAAATTCCATGTTGAGAATCCTTATAAAAAAGAGGGCGGGGTTAGCGCCCCCTAAGTATCTGTTTGTAGGTAATTGAAAATTGGTTCGTGCATCAGCCATAGCCATCGCCATAGC